GCTGGTGCTTATGGTGGTAACGGTTCTGTTCCTACATACTGCGGCCTTCGTGTCATCGTTTCTGACGATGTAGCGACTACAGGTTCAGGTGCTTCAACAGAATATTCAACTTACTTCTTTACTCAAGGAGCAGTTGCATCTGGCGAGCAAGCTGGAATGAATATGGAAACAGACAGAGACATCCTTGCTAAAAGTGATGCTATGGCTGTTGACCTTCATTACGCATATCACCCTGTTGGTACAAAGTGGGCTGTTACAACAACAAACCCAACTCGTGCACAACTTGAAACCGTAGCCAATTGGTCGAAGGTCTACGAGACAAAGAATATTGGAATCGTGAGAGCGACCAATATCTCTAACATGGATTGAGGTATTTAACTAATGTCAATCTTTGAAACTTCGGCTGGTAAATTAATCGGCCCGACTACTGGAGGCACAGTTACTCAAGCAACTTCTAAAGCTACTGGGGTAACACTTAATAAGGCTTCTGGTCAGATCACATGTGATGACGCAACACTTAATGCAGGTGTTGAAGTTTCTTTCACTGTGACAAATAGCGAGATAGCAGCAACAGATGTCATCGTTGTAAACCATGCTTCTGGTGGTACTGCTGGATCTTATTTAGCTCAAGCAACTGCGGTTGCAGCAGGTTCATTTGCGATCACTATCACAAATACATCTGCTGGAAACTTGGGTGAAGCAATTGTCCTTAACTTTGTAGCTCTTAAGGGTTCTTCTAGTTAATGGGTCTTGCTGCATTTAGGCGAGCAAGGGAAAGGGAGGCTGCTTTAATAGCGGCCTCTACTCCTATTGAGCAACCAAAGCCAAAAAGGAAACGTAAACCAAAAGCAAAAGCTTTAACAAATGGCAATCTCGATAGTTGCGACAGTCGGATCAGCATCAGCGAATAGTTACATCACTCTTTCTGATGCCAATGCAATCGTTGAAGGGTTAACACCTGATGACGATGTAAAAGCATGGGAAGCTGGCTCGACAAGTGATGATTATCGAAATCGTGCATTATATACAGCTTGCCAAAGGATTGATCGTGAAAGATTTTTAGGTGCTAGGGCTGATGATACTCAAGCTCTTCAATGGCCTAGAGATGGAGTTAGAAAACCTGATACTTATATCAATACTTATGCAACTGGTTTCCCTTTTCGCATTACCACTGACTATTACACAACGACAGAAATACCAGATCAAATAAAAAAAGCTCAAGTCGTTCTAGCTGTTTATTTACAAAATAATCCAAGCGGTATTGGACTAAGTGGATTGGAAGATTATAAAACTGTTCAGGTTGGAAGTTTAAATGTTACTCCTAATTTTTATGGGGCAGTTGGTGCAGATAGAATACCCCCAATCGTTGAAAGATATTTCACTGGTCTTAGAATTAGTGGACCCGGAAACGTAGCCATCAAACGGAGCTAATCATGCCTTACGACTATCCAGCAGCATTAATCATCACTGACACAAGCGCACATACAGGGCGTTTTGGAAAAGTTCATGCTTTAGCAGATGCTTCTTGCACTTTTGTCTCTGAATCTTTGACCGAGAATGGTTCATCAACTATTAACGGAATAACGATGAAAGCAGGAACAGAAATAGAAGGAATTATTATCACAAGTATTACTTTGGCAAGTGGTCAAGTAGTTGCTTATCGTTTATGAGTTTAGCTACTGCACTTAAGAACGTTGCTAAGAAAGCCATTGCCAAGTTTGGTGATGAGATTACTTATCGTGCAATTTCTGCGGGTGCATACAACACAACAACAGGAGCTATTTCTGAATCAAATTCAGATACAACAATCAGTGCATTAATTGAAGAGGTTAATGCAAGAGAAGTTAATGAACTTGTTCAGGCTGATGATAGAAAAGCAACTATTCCAGCAGCCTCTTTGAGTTCTGTTCCTTCTACTTCTGATCGTGTTTTAATTGGTGGTGTGAATCATCAAATTATTAGAATTGAAACGATTACAGATGGTGGAACAACTGCTGTTACTTATGAGCTTTTCTTAAGAACATGAGCGTAGAGATTCCTATTAATGGCATTGGTGACTTCTTAGAAAGTGAAGTTGATAAGTTGCTGCGTGTTGTTGTTTTTGAAGTTGATGCTGCTGTAAAAGAAAACACCCCAGTTGATACAGGTCGAATGGCTGCTAGCTGGATGATTGGAGAAAATGATGCAGGTGGAACGCCTAAACCACCCGGCACTTATTCAAATGCTGGAGATGCAACAGGTAGCAATTACAGACCCGGACAAGAAAAAGCAGGGAAGGTTTATAGCATCCACAATAATCTTCCTTATGCAGAAGTTATTTGCTACACAGACCATTCAAAGAAAGTAGACCCCGGCTGGTTTGAATTAATAGCTAAAAACACATCAAAAAGAGTTGAGGATATTTGGAACAATGACATCAAAGGTAAGACCTGATGGCTGCACTTAATCTCAATACAATTCGTGCTGCTATTGAAGGTCGTTTAAGTACGGAATTAGCAAGTAGTCCTGTAATTCCTGTCGTTTTTCATAACATGTCTTATACCCCAACACCTGCTGATAGTTGGGTTCAATGCTTAGTTAGTTTTGGAAATAGCTCTTATGAAACAATGGGAGATTCTTCTAGTTCTAGCAATCTTGTCTTTGGAGTCGTATTAGTAAATATATTTACAGCTCAAGGAATTGGCCCCGGATCAAATTTAACTATCGGCAAGAGGGTCAGAGATTTGTATAATCGGATTACTGTATCGGGTGTTCATTTTGATCCCCCGATTGGGCCAGAGGTGTTGTCATCGGCAGCTCCCGAAGGCTACTTCCAGACTCAGGTCAGAATGACCTTTGAAACCTTCGAGGATCTTTAAACTATGGCTTTTTATAGAGGGCAGCAAGGCTCTGTCAAATTCGATGACGCAGGTAGCTCGGCTGCTGCTATTACGTCAACTCGTTCTTGGTCAATGACTGTTGATAAAGCAGTTCTTGAATCCACAGCATTAGGTGATACTTATGCAGGAAATGTTGGCGGTATTATTAGCGGATCTGGCTCTGTTGAACTTCTTTATACAGCAAGTTCTTCTGATGAAACTAATGTTTTTATTGAAGCTGCCAATACAGCGACAGATGCAGGTGGAGCTTTATTTGAATTATATTTAGATACAACAGGAACGAAGAAAATTTCCTTTGATGGGGTTATTACTTCTGCTGATTATTCCGCTACCGTTGGAGAAGTTGAAGTAATCACTTGCAACTTCGTTACTAACGGAGCA